TTTTCAAAGGTCATTACTGACCTAAGCCCCAATTAGTTTAGGGGTGCTCCAACGAGTAACAATCTTATATGGAGAAGATGACATAGATTCCAATGCAGAAGCTTCGGCTAATGCAGGAACACGGTCATACTCGTCCATAGATAGATAGTCAATATCGACCCCTTCTACAGCTCCCGGTTTAGAACTTGAACGGAAGTATAAAAAGCTATTACGAATCTTCTTAGCCTTTAATGAGTCTACTTCTGGGTCAATAATCGTACTGTAGTAACCACGTTGTAATACTGGGTCAAGACGTGTTTGTACAAATTTAGTCATTTGTTCATTTGTCGAATCTACCGTAGTTTTCACTATACTTTAACACTGCTCTTAGCAGTCGGACTAGACTATATCATACCCTATCTGATAGGGCTTCTGCGTTACTTCTTGCAATATGTTTTCTATCTTTTTACGAACGCAATCCTCTGACATATTGCCTCGTATTCTTAATAAGGTAAAACCATTTTTCTTAGCAAAATCGTTTTTTATGTTATCTCTTATTTTTTGGTATTCAAATGCGGTTTTTCCTCCAAAAAACTCAATAGGTTTGTAGTGCTGTTCACCATCAAACTCTATCAGTACTCTGTACTCCTCAATATAAAAGTCATATGGTAACTCTCTTTTGAAAGTACAATCTGGGAAAGTTTTCTGTGTTTCAAAGTCAATTCCTAATTTAGTTAGTACACCTGCTATAAGTAGCTCTCCTTTAGACTGTTTGCACCAAGGGCAACCACTTATTCTCAATACTGAGTTTGGCTCAGACTTAAACTCACTACAACAAGCTGTGCATTTAAATTTTATTTTCGTATGTGTATTTACATACGGTTCTAACGAGATTATTCGACCATTATGTTTGTGTGCTAATTGTTTCTCAAATAACTTTTGGTCTTTTCTCTGGCACATACTAAGGTACTCCGCATTACATTTAGGGCATACTTTTTTACCTCTAATTATGCTTGTAGGTCTCACTGAAATTGTTAGTTTATGCTTCGTGCAAAAAACTTCCGTATGTGTATCACAACCAAAATATTCACCCTTTAGTTCTAAGGTTCCTTTAGTTAATTTCTTTACCTCTTCCCTAAACTTTTCAGTAGTTTTTGTTTTAGCTAGCTCAGCACACTTCGGGCATCGTGTCCCTGTTTTAAAATTATTTGGTTTAACTTCCCAAATGGTACCACATGCTTTATGCTTCATTTTCAATTTTGTAGCGGAGTTTATATAAGGTGTTACTGGAACGTACTCTCCCTTAGTTAATTCATTTACTTCTTTTAAGTATTCTTCATTAGTTTTCCTCTTAGTCAATGGTTCACCTCCTTATTTTTAATATCAGAGTTTATATTGCAAGTTTTCTTATTATAACTTACTATCTTGGTCAAGTAAATTATAAATTTTAGTCGTTAGGCATTTACAAGCTCACGCTTGATTTAGCACGGGATTACCTCTATCCTTTAAGGACTTAGGCTCTCTTATCAGCTTATTCCTCCTTACAAATGAGTAAGGTTGGTTATTTTTGTGTACTTTCAGCTTTGCCCGTTTAACAGAATTTTTCAAAGGTCATTACTGACCTAAGCCCCAATTAGTTTAGGGAATGTATAAAGACACTTAACTGCATCGTAACTATGTGTATCTGCAAAGTGTAGCATGGTTCCTACACCCATTTCACTTAACCCAAGCTGTCTACTTTTGATTACAGCTTTAGTTCGATGTTGGTCATTAATAATTTTTACTTGCCAAGGTCTGTGCGCTTGGGCTTTTTGTTGGTCACGTCCGGAAATCATAAATGTAATCGGATGATTACGAACGGAGTGGTTTCTTAGTAAATATGTGGACGGAGTTAACATGTCTGTGATGTAGGCAAGCTGTGCAGTTGTTATTTTGTCCGTCCCATACATTTCTTTTGCCATTTTAGCAATATGTTGTGCTTTATTTGTCATTAAAACGTTGCTTCGTTTTCTTTGTTCATTTGGATTTCCTTATCCAATAGCATCTTATCAATTTCTTCATCCGATAATTTAGCTAATTCCTCCAACGAAACAACTTCCTCCTCCTCTCCGTCTATGGTAGCCTTTTCAGTGCTTACCTTGTCTGCAATAATATCTTTTTGCGTAGCACTAAGAGCAGGTAATTGACCAGTTCCCTCTTGCATTCCTGCATTGATATTATTAATCTGCATGTAGATTTGGAATAGACGGGTTAAATCCCCAACGTCATCTATATCTATTGAACCTGCCATAACTTTAGCCATGAACTGGTTAATTAACGTGAGAGAAGCGTTATTAAATGTGTCACGTAATCGTTGTTCGGATGTACGTTCCATTTTCTTTTGTTCAGCATTTTCTTTAATACGGTCTGCCATACTCATGTGGCTATTCCTCCCCCTTTTTACTTGTATACGCATAGCAAGACCGTATGTCTTCGCACATGTTCAATCGTACTAAATCTGACATCTTACAGCTTACATGTGCTGTAGTAACTATTGCAGAACCATTAGTAAGAACAAGTCTAGACAACGGTCTTCCACATACTGCACACATCCGTGTAGCACTTGCTATGCGTTTATCCCCTTTTCGTATATTTGTCGTCTTTTGAGCTTTGCTAAAAATATACTGCCTTTTTTGCTTTATTTCTTCTCTTGTAAGGGACATATCCTCCACCCCTTATTAATTATTTTTTGATTAACGCTTTTATCTCTTTTAAATCACGCAGTGCTTCATGAAGCTGTTGCTGTAGATTATCTTTCTTTTTCCTCTGCTCATAAGAATCAAAGATAATACTAGCTATCCAAGCCCACAAAGAACCCCCTACAAGCATTGTTGCTGTAAAGTGTTGTTCTAAGCCTAGCATATCTGCAATCAGCTTACTTGCACAAATCATGATGATAACAAAGATGGTGATAAAAATTGATTTGTATAATAATTTTTTCCGTACCTTCACTTTTTCTCACTCTTCCGTTTATATTTTTTAGCCTACATATTTAATCTAGCACACCTGATTATAAAGGCTTTGGTGTACTATATTAAAGATAGCTCTAGGAAAGAAGAGAGGCGATAGAATGTACCGACTAGCATTTATTGCTATGTTATTGCTACAGTTGTTCGTTTACTCAGCATCCTACTATGTCACCCGAGCTATACAGTACAAAAAACTGCAAGCAGATTTAAGTCCTTTGGCATCGTATAAGTATCTTTTGATATTATACGGACTTAGTGTTGGTAGCGTGGTTATGCTCTTCATTGGGCTGTATACTCCAATTATTTACCTTGTCGGATGTATTCTGGGCATAGGCGGTTACATGTGGTTTTCTAACTGACCGGGAGATTGAGCTATACAACCGAGAGGGGGAGCACAAATGAACGATTACCAAATAGGTGACCTAGTATTAAGACTGCAACGACTAGAAGACAAGCTCCAACATGGAGAACTAACTGAGAAGGGCATTAAACAGGACAACACAGAACTGAATAATGCAGTTAGTGAATTGAAGGACATCGTCAACAGTCTTGATAAAAGGTTAGCTGTTCATGAAGAGAAATATTCACATCTTACGTACCAGATTACAAAACTGGAAGAAACCATTGATGCTCTCGAAGGTGTAAACGACAAAGAGTTTGACCATAAAAGAGACATCGTGGAAAACATCTTCATGATTGTTCTCGGTGCGGTTGTGACTTACGTGTTCAGCATTTTTAAACCATAGAATGTGTTATACTTATACTGTAATTATAGCATATTCTGAAAGGAGAAATTATAAGTGAACTATCCAACACACGAAAAGGTCGCAGAAATTACAGTAGGTACTGACAAGGTTTACCTATTTCCACGCTATATGGGCGGAACTGTAGTTGATGCACTAACACAAGCTAATGGCTCTGTCAGAGGTAAAGAATTAACTTTCTTGCCTGTTCATACAGGTACTGATAGAACAACAGGTATTCGATACTTAAATCTACGTCAAGCTACTTTTATTGACTACAAGATGGTAGGGGTACCTGCTACAATTACTGACTTGTATTTAGCTCCTAAAGATGAAACTGGGGAAGCTAAAGAAGCTAGAGAGTATACAATCAAGGAATACTTTGAAACACGGTAAGAGGGCATTTTGCTCTCTTTCTTTTTATCTAAAAGTGAATTGTCAGAAAAATGTCCTATTTTAATTTTTTGCAAGTCTTATATATATTAATAATATATAGTCTAATATTTATATAATTTAGATATATAGATTTAATATATAGTATTAAGTATATAAGGAGGTCAAAAATTTAAAATAGGACATTAATTTGAATATTCTGATAATTTAACTATTTATAATCTTTTTTGAACTTTTTTGCATTTAGTTGTTGTCAGGATGATAAAAATGTTGTATACTTTAGTTAGTGATTGACATACCTCAATTACTTCCTCTTTCTTTAAGTCTTTAACTATTGAGTAAGTTGCTGAATCAGTAGTTAAGAAAAAAAGTTGTTAAGTTTGTAAAAAAGTTGCTAGTTCTATCAGCTTTTGTGTTATAATGTTGATAGAACTAAAATTCACCTATGATGAAACGGTATCATGACTAGCTGTTAACTAGTTCTTGTAGGTTCAAGTCCTGCTAGGTGAGTTGCTAGTCAAGATTACTTGGTTAGCAGATTCGTGTTTTTTAATAGCATGATAACCTCCCTCTTCCCCAAATTTAGGGAGGTTCCACCTTTTTGTTAGGTCGTCTAACAGGTAAGACACAATTCTTCGGAAATTGTGATACAGGTTCGAACCCTGTCCTGACAGTTGTACAGTTACGGCTGTACAAACTATGTTTCTATGTTATAATGGTTGTAGGCTTTTAGAGACATCTCTCTTACCCCTGTTTAATTACAGGGGTTCCCTTTTTGCTTTTGGAAGGTTACTCGAATGGTTAAGAAGTGTTTAATTTGGTATCAGCCAAAGATATTGCAAACAATGACAACATCAGAGTGCAATTACAGAATATCTTCCATCAAAAAAAATAAAAAAACTTACAAAAAGGTGTTTACAACTTTGTAATGTTATGCTATATTAGTATTACACCACAAGTTAGTGGTTAAAAATTGAAAACTTAATAGATTTTGAACCTAGTGCAGAAAGTTTGAACAGCTTGCTAGGATAACGTGGCGTGAATCTGGATGTGACCGAAGGTGCGATAGTGCTTTGGGTTGCAGGTAGGTCTTATGGTAACATAAGAGTAACTATTAGTAAAAGCTAATATCAGTTAAGCGTTATGTGGAGTATATATGGATTGTAAGGTACAAGACTCTTGGGGGATACAATAGACGTTCCTGTGGAAAAGAATCCAAGTTAGGTGGAAGTGTGAGAAGCTTGGCAGACCTTGGAAAACTCAAAAGACTCCCTTTGACGAGAACTGTAGAAATACAGGTTTAACAAGAGACCTTGGTACAAGTAGCTTAAGTCAGCTTTTGATGAAAATATTACAGAAGACATATGGGTTATATGTAAACTAATACTTTTAATAGCTGAATGTTTAGGTGAACGTTGTTAGCCACCGTGCTAGACCATACATTAAAGGCAGAGAGAAGCTATTGGGTAGCTCCCGATGGTTCAGCCTCTCTGAGTATGTGACCGAATGCAATGAGTGTATATGAAGCAGGAAGAAAAGCCCTTAATCTATTAAGTTTTGAGTTTTTAACCATCAAGAACCGTAGGAACTACGGGGATAGCTTGGTAAACAAGAGACACCGCTGTTAGTAAATAAATACGCTATCAAGTATGCTCTATTCCCAAGAAGCTCCCACTTCAAGCGTAAGAAACCGTCAGGTTTAGCTAAGTGGTGAGTAGTTCACACATGTCACTGTGGCGGAAAGGGTAGACGCTTAAAAATAAGGTCAATACGTCGAGGGATAGCCTTAACGTTTTATGATTTGACCATGCAAGGTTCGATTCCTTGCCAGCGACTTAAGGAACCTACGGAAACAATCAATCTTATCGGATGCCGATTGGTTGGCTGAATTAAGCAGTGTGTCTGCGAATCAGTTAATAGGCATAAAATACTAGCACAGACGTGTGCCACTCTCAGGTGTAGGTTAGGAGAGAAACATTAGCAACCGAGGGTTGGAAATGGGCGCTCAAAGTACACGAGCAAGGCGATGTCGGTAGTAATCGACGGAATCGGTGTAGGTTGCTTGATAGAGCTATAACTGCATCTCGTTTATGAGGTGTGTTTTTTACAGATTAAATCATTCTAAGAGTGGTATTTTTATTTTACATAAAGGAGAGAATTTTCTCCTTATTATTTTTATAGAAAGTGTTGACTTTCTGTACAACACATGATACTATAAGTTTACAAGGTAAGCAGTAAGGGCTTGTAAGGTTCGAATCCTTAATTACCTATTCCACTTTTAATAGTGGCATGATTTAATTTCTATCTCTCATTATCTTACATTTTTCGGAGGGTTGCTAGTCCCTCCCCTCCGAATCTTGCGCTGTTGGTGTAGTGGCTATCATTTCCGGCTCCAACCCGGAAGACGGGGGTTCGAATCCTTCACGGCGTGTATTTTTGGACAGCGGTGATAGTTATAGTGTATTATCCTTCACAGGAATGAATTACTGGTATGTAGCACTCTACTGGTAATTGTTGAAGAATGTGACGTGTTTACAAGATTAAAGTCATTCCGCCCCTCTCCATTGAAACAAGCTGATATTCCGTAATTGGTAACGGGACACACTTGTAATGTGTATACTTCTAGGTTCGAGTCCTAGTATCAGCATTGTGAGTGAAAACTCACAAATTAATGTTTTGACTGATTAACTGGTTATCTGGTAGTTAGCACGAACATTGCATACAATTATCTATATAGAATTTTATCAATAAGCTAGTTTTGTGTCTAGTGGTCTATGTGAGCTTCATAACCTCATGGCGGTTCGATTCCGTAAGGCTTAACTAGCTATTGGTAATCTTATCTCCTTAGCTCAGTTGGTGGTAGCACCTGACGCTTAATCAGGGGGTCACAGGTTCGAATCCTGTAGGGGATATCGTGTATATAGGATGCAGTAAAAATTTGATTCATGATATATAATTTTTACTGCTAACTATCTCTAGTCACTCTAGTAGGGGCACCGAATGAGGAGATTAGTAGAGAGGCGGGGCACCCCGAGAACAGGTGAAAGTCCTGACACATGGGTCACACCAGTGTAGCTCAGTTGGTTAGAGCATCGTCTTGATAAGGCGGGTGTCAGAGGTTCAAATCCTCTCACTGGTATTTGCCTTAATTGGAAAACTATGACATGTCGTTAGTTTACGTCTTACACTTTGGTGAAGAAACGTTTTTCGGGAGGTAACTTTTTATTTAGACAGGAGATAGATAGATATGATATTACAAATTGACAAAACAAAAGATGTACCAGAAGGCGAAATTACAGACATTAAGTTTGATTTTATAGAGGGGATTAAGAGAACTCTTAGTACAGAAAGAGGGGTTCAATTATATTTAGCCGATGATGTTATTTTGACACTTGAAAGGGATATGGGTGGTAGGTTTGCTTTATATAATTATTTAGATGATTATAGCGGTTATACGATTGATCAAGCATGGCTGTTGAATGACCAAGGTAAAACTTTAAAACGATTATTTTAAAAGATAGGAGAGCTTGAATAATATGAATGGAGGGAGCAATTATGACATATAAAGTGTTACACGGAGAGGACAGTTTAGCGCCTCTGCTATGGACATTTTTTATTAGAGACGGACTGTCTGTATCAGAAACAGAAAGTTATAAATGTGTTGGTCAACGAGGACTAAATACAGATTATGTTCCACATGAACTAAGCCTTGATACACCTGTTATCTTTTATGAAATGAAGAGTACTGTAGTATTTAAATGTGTTAACGGTGTGCAGGAAAAAACACCTTGTTTATTTTTTGATACATCCGAAAAAACTTGTTGTATTACGGAAGAACTATATGATATTCTTGAAGAACTATATGGAACTGATATTTATTTCCTAGCTAAAACGCTTGACCCAGAATTAGCATTGTCCTCCGTTTATTCAGAAGGTTGGTTATCTACTTTTATAGAGTTGAGACAGCAGGTTTAGCACACAATAATAAGGAGTGGTTCCTGTGAAGAAAGTATTGTCTAAATTGTAAGTATCTATTAAGGAGGACTTACAATGAGTAGAAGTTACAGAAAACCCTATTACCGTTATGTTTGTATGAAGGATTCAACTGTTCGAGACATAAAAAGAATGGTTAACAGAAATTACAGGCACAAATTAAATCAAGGTCGTTTTGATGACGAAGCAACATTGACACATCATAAACGAGTAGAAGAAACTTGTTGGACATACGACATGAAAAAATTTTATGCCCACGAGGAAGATTACAAGGATAATAATTTTTATCAGAAATTGAGAAGAAAGTAGGTAATATCTTGAAAGCAGACTATGTAGTTGCAGAAGACTGGGAAGGTATCTATATAGATGATAAACTTCAACTTGAAGGACACAGTATACAAACACCAGATGCAATGAAACTTACTATTGAAAACGAAGTAACGGAGTTAACTGTTTACGAGATTGACCAAGAGTACATGGAAGAGCTAGGTTCTCTACCAGAAAGTTTCTCTCAATTAGATTCGTCAAAACTTTTTTAAATAAATTTATATGTAAGTGTTGACTTTCCTTACAAGATGCTGTATAGTAATTCTTGTAAGGAACACATGATGGTGACTGTAGCCTAATGGTAAGGCAGTGTTCTGTGGAAACATGAATCTCAGTTCGATTCTGAGCAGTCACATAAGGTTACACTTTTCCTTACTAGATTAGCTTGACCGAAAATTTTGAGGAAATACTCTTTTAGCCTCTTTTTCGTTAAAACATATCTTAACCCATTCATAAGAAAAATGTTGATATATAAAGTGGTATTTTTTCAGAAGTGGGAAATCATAAATAATCTAGTTTAAAAAAGTGATTATACGAGAGTATCCCAACTGGCAAAGAAAGTAGACCTAGAATCTTTCAGTGGGGGTTCGACTCCCCTCAGCTCTACAGTCACTGTGGCGGAACAGGTAGACGCTCGTACGTGAGATTAGACATTGGAACAACGTATAAGTTCGTATGTAGGGCTTTGACCCATCGGATAAATCTAATCATGCAAGGTGCAAATCCTTGCCAGTGACATAATTGTGGCTGACTTCTATGGATTCAGAGCGGAGCATCCCCGCAGGTTGGGCATACTACAGTCTCCCCCATGATGCTTCATGGGTTATACATAGTTAGGAGGTAACATGATGTATTTAAAATTCATTGGTTTAAACGGAAGTTTAGGTTTAGAGAAGGACAAGATATACTTTGTTACCTCTGAGATAAATGAACATTATATTATTTTGAGAATACATGGTGTCCACGGTAAGACAGTAATGTGTCCATACGAAGCATTAGAAAAAGTGTTAGAAAATTGGCAGGTCTGTTAGTATGCAGATAGTAGGGTGTGCATAAAGCCTAGGGAACAACATGCACAGAAGATTAGGTATTGTGTACTTGACACAAACCCGCCTGCTCCCAAGACGGAAGGTTACTCAAACGGTAAAGAGGCTTGGTTGGAAACCAAGTAGATGTGTAACAGCATGTGTGGGTTCGAATCCCATGCCTTCCATAGAACATGTAAGGAGAGATGGACATGAGCTTTATGACTGAACATTTAGCAACCATAGCTAGTAACATTGAAAAAGAAGCATTTGAAAAAGAAATTGAAGCTTCTAAACAAAAGCAAGCAGTAATTAAACGAGCTAACCGTAAATTTAATTATGTTGAACCTTGTAAGATTGACTTTACACCATATAAAGGGAATGTACGTAAGTTTAAATCGGTTAGACATAGAAAATCACCTATTATTAGTAAACGACTAGCATTAAATCTAGTTTGGTTTTGGTAAGTTGTTTATCTAAAAACCTAAATAATAACTACTAAAGCTGTTTAAAGAGTTCGGTTTAAGTAGTTCCGGTTGGCTAGTCAACTAACAGTACTAGTCAATCAGTTTCTTTTTCGGGGAGTATCATAAGTAGACGTGTAAAAGCGTTTGGGGGTTCGAGTCCCTCCTCCTCGGTTCATTAAAGATAATGGAGGCTAATCATGAGTTTTCGTAAAGGTAAACACAAGGAGCCTTCTAAGTGGCAAAGATTTATTCAATCAATCATGGAAGTAGAAGGTGAAAACATGGAGGACACATTGTTTGAAAAAGCTTTTGACTCTTGGAAAGCAGAAGATAAGAGTGAAGAAGTACAACGAGTTTTATTAGATTCTGGTTTAGAACAGTATAAAACTGGTGGTAAATATAATGTGGATGCTGTTAGAGAAATCTGTGAGAAAGCCCATAAAGGTGAGACTGTTTACAGGAAAGACAAGCATATCTTACAAGATTTCTATGAATGTTTAGAATGGGAAAACTTCCATACTGAAATTGAAGCAATTGAATTGTTTACAGGAGTATCCTATATATAGCCATATTTATAAATTAGGGGGTAATTGTTATGAAATACACAGTTAAAAAAGGTGACACATTGTATTCTATTGCTAGAAAATATTATGGCAAGCCTTGGTTATGGAGACTAATTTGGTTACATGGTCAGAATAGAAGTATTAAAGACCCTAATAAAATTAGAATTGGTCAAACAATTTATATTCCGTTTAAGTAAGTATATCTCCGTAGGCTAATCTATCCAATAGGACAGTGTTATACGGGTTCGATTCCCGTCTTGCGGGTTACCCCTGCGGGTGGCTGAATGGTTAAAGCAGACTGTCCCGAATAGATAAATTAAAAAAACTTACAAATAGTCGTTGACAGCATGTAAGTTTATGTTATAATGTGTGTATAAGTTAACGGGAAATGTTGAAGTTATACAATGTACCCCATTAATACACTATGAGAGCTACCTCACTAAAAGGTCTTGTACATTGTATTAATATATACATACTTATACGGGGAGTTATACCGTAAGTAGTAGCGGGGCTGACTGTAAATCAGTTGCGAAAGCTCGGGTGGTGCAACTCCATCACTCCCCATTAAAATAAAATGACCGGAGGTCACATAACATGTCTAAATTTTATGGAATTATTTCAACAACTTCTACTCGTACAGAAGAGTATGAACAAAAGTTAAAAAACGGAAAGACAGTTAAGAAAACTCGTGAAATTACTGTACCAAAAGAAGTTACAGTACAGTCTTCTCAACCAGACCGTTTAGGTGCTCGTAAAGAGCTAGAAGCTTTTGCACGTAAATGCAAAGGTACTGTTAAATATATTGGAGCTTTTAAATAAGTTTCAATATATTTAAATTAATACTTGACAGTTTAAATAGCTTATGCTATTATAATGACAAGTTAAACGGTAGCCGCTAAACCGAATGTTTAACTGTCGGTTATTTGAAACTCATTCTTAATTGAATGGGTTTTTTATTTATAAAAGGTGTTGACTTACATAATATTACATGTTATAGTTATGTTAGACAAAACATTACCATACAAAGGAGAAATGTCAGATACCATTTCTAGACAACCTAAAAGAAGAAACAACTGTTGGACATACAGAAAATGAAGCGGTTTGACGAAGGTGATGTTGCGTTAGTATCTGGGTTCTCCACAAACATCTTAACACAAGTGTTGGGCGGAGAAATTACTTCCCCAGAAGAAATGATGTTGTCTGTGTTAAATAAACCAGAATACGACTTTGTAAAAGAAGCACTTAAATAATCTGTTTGCCCTAGGATTTCCTAGGGCTGTAGTTACATATAGAATGGAGGGGAGAATCGTGGAAAGCAAGCCAAAGCCCTTGGTGCTGAAACGTGTTCGTGAAGAAAAGCATGAATCCTTGCGTTCTGTAGCTAAAAAACTAGGTGTACACTGGTCAACTGTATCCTATTGGGAGCACGGAATCAAAAAACCCAGAGCAAATAATCAAGCTAAATTAGCTCGGATTTTTGATATGCCTGCGGACAAGCTATTAGAACCTGATGACAAAAACTGATTGCCAAATATTTTTTGGCAATTTTTTGTAAGATAGGTGTTGACTTTTATAATATGTAATGATATACTTTGAGTATAGTAAAGAAAGGGAGAGATGGTCATGAGACTAACAACTACAGAAGTAAAAGAAAAAGAATTAGAGCGCAACTTTAAGGAATACAAACGTGTTCAGGAATTGCTTGATTCTTTAAACGAGCAAAGAGATGAACTTAGAAAAGAAATTCTTGAACAAATGATTCAACTTAAGAAAACAAAAGTTGAATCTCAATACGGAACATTCAAACTTATTAGCGCCTATGAACGCATTGGTGTAGACCGAAATACCTTAGAAAAATGCTATCCTAACGTATTTAAAAAGGTTAAGAAGATTACTGAGGTAAGTCAAAGCATTCAATACAAAAAATAATTAAGGGAGAGATGACAGGTGTCTAAAGAAAAGAAGCAAGATAAAGCAGTAAAACAGGTCTACGAAACAGCAGACTTGTCTAAATTCAAACAACTAAAAGGAAACAGACCAGTTAAAATTTCTAAGGCTTTACGAGACTCAATTGCGAAACGTGGGGTTCTTACCGAGATTAAAGTAAATCGAAAGATGGAAGTTATTGACGGACAACACCGTTTAGCTGTAGCTCGTGAGCTTGGGTTACCTATTACTTATACGTTCGATGACAGTGACATTGACGTTGCAGAATTGAATAGTACAAGTAAATCATGGAAGGTCGAAGACTACATCCATAAGTATGCCGAATCAGGATACCAAAGTTATAAACAACTATTGAACTTGATGTCCACGTATCCGGCATTACGGGTGTCCTCTACTATTGCTACTGCGCTAGGCTATAGTAGTACAGCAGGAAGAAAAACAGATGTTGTACGTGATGGTGCATTCCGTTTCCGTAACTATAAAGAATATGTCAAGTTTGCTCAGTCCTATCAAAAGTTTATTGATTCAACAGATTTTAGGTCAAACACACAGTTGCAGGGAGTTTATTTCTTGTTGTATACGCTAGACTCATTCAATGCAGAGCGTTTCACTAAGAAAGTTATTGCACATGACCTTGCTAGTAAACTAGTAGGGGTGACCTCTTTCCCTCGATTGTTCCGAGCATTTTTAGATGTTAACAATAATCGTTTGAAACCGAAGTCTCCTTACTGGATTTCCGTGGTAACGAATGAACTTGGGGAAGCTGTTATTTCTGGAAAGTTCAATAATAAACTTCTTGAAGCTATGCCTAAAATTAAATTAAAAGATTAAGAGGTGTAACTGTGGCAATTAAGAATAAAATCGGAGCTTATACAACTGAGGATGGTACAGTCAAGGTGCAAATGTCAGGTAGTCGAGAAGAACTACTAGGGCTTCTAGCTGTACTGAATGCAAAGTTCTTACTTGATGCGACATCTAGTGCCGAAGAGTACCGTAGAGCTTTTGAAAGATTACAAGTTGAGACTGGTAACAAGTACTTAATGTTTAAGACAGATGAGTACAAACACAAGAAACCAGATAACGGAGAGGACTTCTTAGGGGAGCTAATCTGAGAAAAAATTAATCAATTTGTAATATTTGTTGAAAAAGACTACAACTTAGTTTGTAGTCTTTTATTTTTTGTTAACAATTACATCTTGTAATGTAAGTATTGTTATGCTATACTAAATATACTAGATATTGTAAGAAAGGCGGAGTTTAAGTGCAAGCAACACAAGATGTAGATGTTAAGACAAAACAGATTTTTGTAGTTAAACGAGACGGAAGAACTGTCAAGTTTAATGAAGGAAGGATTGTACGTGCCGTAGGACGAGCTGAGAAGGATGCTACGGGCGCTAAAACAGATTTAGGAGAGATTATAGCTGAACGTGTTAAACGCTTTGTAGTGAAGCATTACAGCGATACAGGACGTGTCGATATTGCAAAACTCCAAAGTATTGTAGAGCAGGAATTAATGAAATCTTTTGCTAAAAACGTAGCTAGAAACTATATTGAGTTTCGTTCTTTACGTGATGCTGAACGTGCAGGTGATACAGATATTAATGTAAGATTACGTAAGCTACAAGAAAAGGACAAAACTATTGTCAATGAGAATGCAAATAAGGACTCAAATACATTTGCAACAGAACGAGACCTTACAGCAGGTACAGTTAACAAAGTTGAGGGTCTTAAAATGCTCCCTCCACATGTAGCTAATGCACATTTACGTGGAGATATTCATTATCACGATTTAGACTACCAACCTTACCGTCCAATGACTAATTGTTTCGCTAGAGATACTGAGTTTGTAACTTATAAAGGTATAGAGAGCTTTATGGACTATGAGGACGGAGATTCAACAGTAGTGCTGACTCCTGACGGTCATTGGAGAAATGCAGTGGTTAGATGCTATGGTAAACAACAGTTGAACTCTGTCGTGTTAAGAAAAGGTTCCTCTGCATTAAAGGAAGTGCATGTAACAGGAAATCATCGGTGGATTCTTAAGGATGGTACTGAAACAACAACGCTCGCAGTAGGTGATTTATTAAGGGCTGTAGCTGAACCAGTTAGATTAAACCTAAAAGAACTATTAAGTGCTAGTGAAGAATATATTTTAGGATGGGTGCAAGGTTTCATATATGGTGATGGTTCCCTGTATTCAAAAAATGGAAGTCGAATACGCTTATGTGGAGAAAAAAGTAAGTATGCACCTGTATTTGAGCGTGCAGGTTTTAAGCTATCTAGTACCGCAGAGTACTTAAACGGAGATATTTTGTTAGTAAATTCTAAAATGGAAAAATCAGTAGTAGATGATACAGCTAGTCAACTTCGTAAAGAGGCGTTTATTAATGGTTGGTTAGAAGCTGATGGTTCCTTTAGAAATGGTAATACAGACTATAAAAGTGTTATCACTATAGGAAAACCTAGTGATATAGTACATTTTAAAAAGCTATCTGCTATAGCTAAATATCACATAGTGGGAGAATCTGATTTAACAGGTCAAACAACTAATTTTGGTACACGGATGGAGACCACAACTTTAAGATTATCTCACGGTAATCATTTTACATGGAAAGTAGTAGACATTACAGAGAATGTGTACGAGGACTATGTGTGGTGTCTAGAGGTAGAAGAGGAAAAAGCGTTCACCCTAGCAGGAGGTATACCTACCGGAAATTGTTGTTTGATTGACTTTGAATATATGTTGAAGAACGGGTTTAAAATGGGTAATGCAGAAATCGGCTCACCCCATTCTATTCAAACAGCTACAGCACAAACAGCACAAATTATTGCAAATGTAGCTTCTAGTCAATATGGCGGTTGCTCCTTTGACCGTATTGATGAAGTACTAGCACCTTACGCTGAAATGAACTACCAAAAGCACATGGCGGATGCTAAACGTTATCGTATTCCGGAACCAGAAACATATGCAATCGAAAAAACAAACAAAGATATTTACGATGCAATGCAGGGTTTAGAATATGAAATCAATACCTTGTTTACATCGCACGGTCAGACCCCATTTACCTCTATTGGCTTTGGTCTGGGTACAGGTCGTTGGGAAAGAGAAATCCAAAAAGCTATTTTTAAAGTACGTATCCAAGGTCTAGGCACAGAAGGACGTACGGCAATCTTCCCTAAATTATTATTCACTATTAAAGACGGAGTTAACCGTAAACCAGAAGACCCTAACTATGAAGTAAAACAATTAGCATTAGAATGTTCAGCTAAACGTATGTACCCTGATATTTTGAACTATGATAAAATTGTTGAGCTAACAGGTTCATTCAAATGTCCTATGGGCTGTCGTTCATTTTTACAAGGATGGAAAGATGAACATGGAAACGAAGTAAACTCTGGTCGTATGAATTTAGGAGTAGTAACCCTTAACTTACCACGTATTGCTATTGAGTCAGAAGGAAACAAAGAAGTCTTTTGGGAAATTTTCGAAGAACGAGCTAAAGTATTACATGATGCGTTGGTATACCGTATTGAACGCACTTACGAAGCTCAGCCAAAGAATGCTCCTATCTTGTACAAACATGGTGCTTTTGGAGCTAATTTAACCGATGATGACGATGTAAAACAATTGTTCATAAATAACCGTGCAACGGTTTCTATGGGCTATATCGGGCTGTACGAGGTTGCTAGCATGTTCTATGGTGGTGACTGGCAAGATAAAACAGACCCACATCATGAAGAGGCAAAAGAGTTTGCTTTAGATGTTCTACGTAAGCTTTATGATAAAAAGGATGAATGGACAAAAGAGACAGGCATCTGGTTCTCTATCTACTCAACACCAAGTGAAAGCCTAACCGATAGATTCTGTCGTATGGACACAGAAAAATATGGAATCATCGAGAACATTACAGACAAAGAATACTATACAAATAGTTTCCACTATGATGTTCGTAAAGCTCCAACACCTTTTGAAAAGATTGACTTTGAGAAAGAGTTTCCAAAATATGCTTCTGGTGGTTTTATTCACTATGTAGAGTATCCTAAACTAGTTCATAACCTTAAGGCGTTAGAAGCTGTTTGGGACTACAGCTATGATAAAGTTGGTTATTTAGGAACAAACACCCCGATTGATAAATGTCATGAATGTGGTTTTGACGGAGAGTTTAACCCCACATCAGACGGCTACGAATGTCCACAATGTGGGAATAATGACCCCGCAACATGCGATGTTGTTAAAAGAACTTGTGGTTATCTCGGAAATCCACAAGCTAGACCTATGCCACACGGAAGAAAAGTAGAAATCGACCACAGAGCAAAACATATGTAAGGTTTATTAGAGCCTGCTAGTCAGGCTCTTAATATTGTCAAAAATAAGAAAAAGTTAGAGGAGATGGTTATGATAATTACATTAGCCGGAGTTATTGGTGTAGGTAAATCATCAATGACAGAAATATTAGCAAATCTTTTAAATACAAAAGCAGTTTATGAACCAGTAGAGGAAAATCCAATGCTTGAATTGTTCTATCAAGATAAAGCAAAGTATGGACTACTTTTCCAAATAGATATGTTATCTAAACGCTTCGAAATGATTCAAGAAGCTATGAGTGTAGATAACGGTATTTTAGACCGTTCTATTTTTGAAGACAGTATCTTCTTAGACCAACTAGTACAAGAGGGTCATGTCACAGAAATGGAACAGGGAGTTTATCACCGATTGCTTAATCGTATGTTAAAAGAATTAGAACCATTACCTAAAAAGACTCCCGATTTAATGATTGTATTAAATTGTTCTTTTGAAGAAGAAATCAAACGAATCAATGCACGTGCCCGTGAGTTTGAGAAAGTAGAAGAGGGTACTGAATTATACGAATACTTTAAACGCCATCATGAGAACTATCAAAATTGGTTACAAAAAGACATGGGATTCCCTAAAATTGTTTTAGATGTAACAGATAAAGACTTTGTGAATGATAAAGGAGACCGTGTTTACTTGTTAACAATTATTTTGAGTAAGTTGTGTGAAGTCGGGGCACTATCTACTGTAGATACGGTTAAATGTTTATGTGAGTTAAATGGCTTACCTTGGTGTAAAGACCACGCTACACAAGTTGCATTGAAGCTATACAATAGATTAGAGGGTAAACTACCTTTCCATGAATTAAGCAAGTTTACTGACAATCAAGACTTATACACACTAGAGAAAGCTATTTAATGGAGGAAAAATAACAAATGGACAAGTTAAAAAAGTTTTGGAAAGATAACAAAGAAAATATTGAAAAATTATTCACTTACGAATATTATAAAGATGGTTTAACTGGTTGGAACAAATCAGCTCGTGTATTATGGTTTGTCGGAATGGCAGTCCAAGTATTTACCGGTATTATTCTACCTATGCTACAAGGTCAAGGGTTAACAATGACAGGGTTTACTGCTACAATTGCAGGAATTATTGGATTTACATGTACTGTAACAATTACAATGGGTAAATCAATTAATGGTATTTTAGGATTTATTTCTGCTATTTTATTAATCGGTGTAGCAACTGTAACAGGTAACTACAGTGATATTATTATGCAAACTGCTTATATTGTTTTGTTAGATATTCCTATCATCTTCTCTAAACAATGGAATGAGGGTTTGAAACCTCGTAAAATGCAACCTGTACACATGCTTAAAACATTAGGTCTTATTGTTGTTTTCTGGGTTGCTTTATACTTATTAGATACGGTTGTTTTACATTCACCGCAGGCTTTCTTAGATGCAACAAGTGCAATGATTGGTTTAGTTGGAGCTGTACTGTGTGTGAAAGGCTTTAGAGCACAATATTACTTCTGGACTTTCCAAGGACTAATGTCAGTAGCTCTATGGATTCAAACAGCTTTACATGGACATGCGGTTTATGTACTAATGCTAACTTACATGTTATATCTAGCAAATGACGTATTAGCATTTACAAACTCTAAATGGTTTAAAAAGGAGGCTCCTCATGCCTAAAGTAACAGTCTACTCAAAAAATGGTTGTGGTCAGTGTACATTCGTGAAACGTATGCTTGAAGGGGAGAAAATTCTCTTTGAAGAACGAAACATTGATGAAGACCCAACAGCCAGAGATTATTTAGTTAATAAGTCCGTAACTTCATTACCTTACGTAGAAACGTCTACAGGTATTAGTTTTACGGGTGTACAAATGGGAAAAATTAAAGAAATAAAAAATTCTTACAAATAATTTGTAAGATAGTGTTGACTTAGTGATACTCATAAGGTATACTTCTTCTTGTAGCAAAGAAGGGTATACCTTTTTTATTTGAAAGGAGAAGCAAATGAAAGATTTATCAAAGTGTAAATACATAGCTATCGACTTTGATGACACTATTGTAAGAAGTGAATTTCCAAATATTGTAGGGCTACAACCACATGCAAAAGAAGTAATTAACAGCCTATACAAGTCAGGAAAACAGATTCTTATATGGACATGTCGTGAAGGCGAAGAGTTAGAACAAGCAAAAAGGTTTTTGGCAGAATGTGGTATTAATTACCACTACATCAATGAGAATCATCCAGATTTGATGAAAGCATATGGAAATAACAGCCGTAAGCTTGGAGCTGACGTGTATATTGACGATAAGGGGCATACTACTGAACAAGTCAATTGGAGAGAAATTTATAAACAGTTTAATCGTTGAAAAATTTCATGAAAACTTGTTGACTATACTATAAAGTGTGATATAATTAATTATAGTAAAAAATACCTAAAAGGAGGAATAAGGTATGAAAAAGTTCGGAGTAGTAGTTGGGAAATTTTATCCCTTACACAAAGGACATGTAGATATGATTCAAAAAGCAAGCACACAAGTAGAGACTCTTGTTGTAGTAGTAAGCCACTCAGATAGTAGAGATGACCGTTTATACATGGATTCTAATATGAAACGTCCACTAACGGCACGAGATAAGCTACGAATTGTTCAAAAGACTTTCCAAGTTCAACGAGATGTCATTATTCCCGTATTAGTAGATGAATCAAACATTCCAGAATACCCTAATGGGTGGGAAGCATGGGCAAACCTTGTGAAAGAGAATGTAACAGGTAATCGTGTGTTGGCTGAAAGAGGTTTTGATTGGGAGGAAGCAACATTCTTTTCAAGTGAACCACAGGATGCGGAAGGCTATCAAAAATACTTTGGCTGTCCTACAATATTAGTAGACCCAGAGCGTTCTAATGTTAACATTAGTGCAACAAAAGTACGTAACAACCCTATTAAGTACTGGGACTATCTACCTCGTGCTAGCCGGGAAGCATTGGCTCCTACAATTGTAATTGCAGGAGGAGAGTCTAGTGGTAAAACTTTGATGGTAGATAAGCTAGGTAACTACTTTGCTACTACGACTGTTTGGGAATACGGTCGTAACTACTGTGAACTTGAATTAGGCGGAGATGAGAGTGCATTACAGTATAGTGACTACCAAGCAATTGCTAATGGTCACTATCAAGACGTTAGATTTGCAAGACGTAATGCTAATAGATTTACTATTTCAGATACAGACTATGTAGCTACACAAGCCTTTTGTATTACGTATGAAGGAAGACCTCATCCATCTGTACAAGATAAGATTGATAATGACCGCTTTGACTTGGTTATTTTGTTAGATAATTCGACTAAATGGGTAGACGATGGTATGCGTTTAATCGGTGATGAAAAACGTAGACAAGACTTCCAAAACCTGTTGAAGAAATTATATGCGGAGAATCATATCCCATATGTGGAAGTAACTGCGAGTGATTATGAAACTCGTTATGAACTTTGCAAGAAAATTATCGAAAAGTACCTAGAAGGAACTACAGTTGATACATTGCAATTATACGTTGACGAAATTTGGACTAAAAAGGAGGAAATATGATGAGTGAAAAAGAAGAATATTCTTGGGCAGATGAGTTTTTAAATGGGATAGTAGAAGAGAGAAAGTTGGCAGACTTTAATGCTGAAAGTGCTAGACAGCTCTATGCGAAAGAAAACTATAGAAAAGAGCTTAATTACATTTTAGGTTTAATCAAGGAACAGGCTCCCCATAGTAGAGAATTAATTTTAGCTTCAAATAAAAATGCGTTAGCGTGGAAGATGTTTTATAGTCAGGAGCAAGTTCTGTCAGAGGTTTTGACAGAAAGAGGTTTTACAGTAAATGCTAAAACACATAGTTACATCAATGGGGAACCGGTAAGAGTAGTTATAATTTCTTGGGCAAAAACAAAGGAGGGGAAATAATATGAAAACATTTATGGACAATATTTCACTAGCCAATGGGAAGTGGCGCAAACAGTACGCAATTACTTTGGTGGTACTGGGACTGGTTGTAGGTGTGTTTGTCACCGACTGGTCAGATAAAACTAACTGGTTATTCTATATCACAGCTTACTGTTTAGGTGTACCTTGTGTGGTATCTTTAGCAGACCGTTATCCTAAAATGGGAAATATCTTAGGTATTAGTTCTAACGTTGGTGAAATTATTATTAATACTATGTTTGGGAACTTCGGTTTGGCTTTTGCAGGTATATATTACGGTATTACACACATTATTGGGTTAAAAGAGTGGACTAAAGAGTCTAATCAAGATGAAGATGGGCGTATTAAAGTAGGTAAGATGAACGCTTTTTGGGTAGTATTTACTTTAGCATTCACGATTGTAGGTTTAATTGTTTTAATTATGTACGGAGATAAAATTGGTTTTACTACAGATGGTTCCCTAATGGGTAACATCATGTATTGGGGTAACATTATTGCTTACTTGCTAGGAATCGTATCACAATTCTTAATGATTATGCGAATTGACTTCTCATGGTGGGGATGGTTCGCAAGTAATTTCTTCTGGTTCTTGTTAGACTTTGGTTCTGGGAACTACTGGTTTGCAATTCGAGATGTTTTATACCAAACAAATGTTGTCACAGCAATCTATGCGTGGTATGATGAAAGTGGCAAATTAACTAAACAAAAAGTTATTGAATAAATGGAGGAATTAACATGATTGAAAAAGTAGGATTTAACATTACATTATTACCATTAAGATACCGTCCCGAAACAGGAGGTATGGTGTTGCTACACCGAGTTCAAGAAGGGGTATACGAAATACCTAATGCTTTCTTGGGAGCTACGGATACACCTGAAATGACTGCACACAGTGTTTTAGAGGAGCTTGGTTTAGATGGTCAAGAAGAATCAATTAGTGCATCAACCATCTTCGGAGAACCTTCTAGAGACCCATCAGGACATAATGTAGCTCAGTTTTACGTTGCTCAAATGAAACAAGATGCTGAACGTAAAAAAGATGAAACAGACAGTGATTATGTATGGTTTGTTGCTACTTCTCACGAAGCAAAAGTAGACCTTTCTACTGATGATACTACAATTATCTTGTATCGTGATGGTAGAATTACAGGAGATGCAACATTAGCCCTAGACCATAGCAACATGTTTACAACAATTTTCTAATACAGTGTTGACTTTATTCCTTACAGATGGTATATTACTTACTGTAAGGAATATTTTTTTTAGGAGGAAATATCATGACTGAAAACTTAACAACTAAATCAGTAGAGGAACTTTCACCAACAGAATTTTTCGAACGGGTGAAACAAAGTAAAAAAGAAAACCAAGATGCTGACCTAGACCGTTATTATGCAAATGCACTACGTATGCTAGAGAAAGCAATTAAAACGAAGCAAGACCGACAAATATCATTGCTACGTCATCACATTCGAACGATTCAACTAGAAAAAGAAATTCGTGATATGGGTATTACAACCTTTGTATACTCAGAAGACGTTGAGAATTTTATTGAAAACGTAGAAAATCGCACAGTTAAACTAGCTGACCTTAAAGATTTTCCTCGTGAAATACCAGATGAGGTTGTTCCTGTAATTGAACGTGTACAAGATAAATTTGACCGTCTGGTTGTCATGTTTACAGACTATACAGATGAAGTAGGTCAACAAGTAGCAAAAGATAGTAGAGACAAAGACCCAATTTTATTTGGTGTATTCTTAGATGAAACATCAGATTATGTCATGGAGCGTATGTATTTCTTAGCTGACTGGGAAGACGAGTATTGTGATTTAACTCTTGATAAATTGATTGAAGAAAATAGAGAGCTAACTGGGGAAGAGATTGCTTTTTATTGTGAAACAGTGAATCCTGATGAACTGCTAACACTTGCAGATAATTACAATGATAAATTAAAACGTACAAATTCTGAGTACAAGGAACCTGAAAAGAAACCTCCTTTCAGTAAAGTGCGTTCATGGCTAGGTTTGTAATATGCAAGGTATAGACTACACACGAGGACGTTTATTCACAAAGAAAAGACGTAAACGTATAACAGATGTTCGGGTGTTAGCAAACCGAGAAGAACGCAATGCAGTTACTCAGGTAGTTAACCCTTCTGGAGCAATTAGTTTTTCTTTTAATTTTGACGGTAATGACCCAGTTAGTGTTAAGGTTAAGAAAAACAAAATAGTACTAAGAAAAAGAGTTAAAGTAGCCCAAACTAAATTGAGACTTACGCAAAAGTCTCCTCGTATTAATGCACAATATTTTGAGCAGGCTTATGGAACTGAGTGTATACGTTGCGGGCGTAGAGTATCGGATTTGCGTGCATTAGGCGGGCAAATAGAAGAACTATGTAGGGAATGCAAAAAGTTATTTCCTCCAAAACCTACTATTTCACGATTAATGCTTATAGATAATACTGGTGGGATAAGTAAGACTATCAACGTCATAGGCAAAAACAAACCATTAGTATTTAAACGTAAAAAACGAGAAGAAATCAAAAAGTGGTATGGGTCTCTAAAGGCAATTGCGCAAGAAGAGCACAATAGCTACACAGATTGGGTACGCAGAAAAGGGTACACAGATTCTATCAATATAGTTAGACGAACATAGAAAAGGAGAATATACATGAGTTTTGATAAGATTTACGCTGACCTTGTGTTGGCTATTAAAGAAAAAGGTATTTTGCAAAACCCCGATGAGGTACGAGCACATTATGAAGATGGAGAACCTGCTCCTGCGTATGCAATTGAGGGTGTAAGCTTTAAAATTACACCAGACATGGGGCTACCAATTCTTAAAAGTAAGTTTGTAGGGTCTAAGTGGGCGTTTACAGAGTTAGAATGGATTTGGCAAGCAATGTCTAACGATGTCAAGTGGTTACAAGAACGAGGAGTTACTATTTGGGACTCTTGGGAAAAAGAAGATGGGACAATTGGAAAAGCTTACGGTTGGCAGTTACGCAATAAAGAACGATTTATTGCATCAGGAGATGGGGTTACGTTAGCCAAAAATCGTTTAGAAGATTGCCCAATTACAAAGTTTGTACCACTGGATGGTTACAATTTAGGTAGTTACCAACCGTATTTAAAGCTGAATCAGGTAGAGGCAGTTATTGCACAGCTTAGAAATGACCCAAGTTCACGAAGAATTATAACTACTTTATGGGATGTCGAAGACCTAGATGACATGGCTTTAGAACCTTGTGTATGGGCTACTCATTGGACTGTACAAAATGGTAAGTTAAATCTACATGTTAAACAGCGTTAACTAATGAGCGCCTTTGGAGGGTGACCTCCATCGAATAATTTATCTAAACGGGCATAGCTGAATAACCAATAAGCTGATAAGAGAACCTAAGTCCTGAAAAGGATAGAGGCAATCCCGTGCTAATAGAAGTAACTCTCGGGCTACCTTACAACTTGTGCTATATTATTAGTACAAGGAGTGATAGTATGATAGCAGTGTATGAAATAGTTAATACAGCTAACAAAAAACGCTATATAGGTAGCACGATGAACTTCCATCAACGATGTAATAAGCATAGAAATGATTTAATTAAAGGTAAACACCATTGTATATACTTACAAAGAGCTTGGGATAAATATGGAGAATCCTGCTTTGAGTTTAACATTATAGAAGCATTTTCTGACATTGATTCTTGTCGGAAAGCGGAACAAGAGCTGTTAGACACACTTTATGGTTCAATATACAATACAAGTAAGGTATCAAGCGGTGGTGACTTAATATCGTATAACCCAAATAGAGCTACCATAATAAAACATATGACAGAATCCGTAAATAAGCGTTATAGTAGTATGTCATCAGAAGAACGTAAGGCATTATATGGTAGAAAGGGTAAACGTAATGGTATGTATGGAAAGAAACACTCAGCAGAAACTATAGCTAAAATACGAGAAGCTCAACTAGGAAAACCTTCTGCAAACAAGGGTAGACGTCTATCTGATGAACAACGTAAACGCCTATCCGAGGTAGCTAAAACCAGAACTGGTTCTAAAAATGCTTTTTATGGCAAACGACATACCGATGAAACAAAAGCTAAAATAGCAGAAGCACGTAAAGGTGTAACACCTGCTAATGCTAAGAAAGTTTTTGCTAATGGTGTTGTATACCCTAGTGCTACTTCTTGTGCTAAAGAACTTAATTTGAGTGTTGGCACCATATGTAATAGAATTAAATCTAAGAATTATCCAAGTTTTTACTATGTTGATGAAATGCCTAACGACTAGCCGAGAGGCGTACACCCAAGCGGGTGGAAACGATAAATGTCTCTTTTAGAGATAGTGATATAGTCTAATCTGTATGGAAACATACAGCAGTTCTTAAGAGAACGGGTATAGCAGTAGCGAGCTATATCGAATGTAATGTCAGCAGATGTTTGTTTAGGACTCCCATTCAATGTACTACAGTACTATGCTTTACAAGTAGTTATGGCTAAAGTGACTGATTTAGAACTAGGAACTATGTTCTGGAATATCGACAATGCACATATCTACGACCGTCATATGGAACGAGCTGTCGAACAAGTAACTGCTCCTATGACAGAGGAAGTTTTAAACGCAGAACCTAAGCTAGTATTACCTTGGGAAGAAGCTGACATGATTAACTTCTTTGAGTGCCCGCTATCTGAACTTAAGGTTGAAGGCTACAAACATAACGGAAGATTTAATTACGAGGTGGCAATTTAATGAATGAAGTGACAATTAGTACAACAGGTAGAATATTTCTTGATGGGGATATAAAACAGCTTAAAAGGTACCATGAATATTTAGAAATGAAAAACTCTTGGATTGAAGAACAGGAACAGCTAGCTTCTATCAAGGAGCCAAATACTCGTTTACCTGAACCTCCTTTTTCTACAAATATCTTACTACATCAAAATTATATAGCAGGTAAGACTCCAAATGGCTATGATGTACTAGGTATTTTAGACTATACTATTGGAACTAACGGTGGTATGTTTGATGAAGACCATTTCATTATTACTTGTATTTATATAAAACCTGAGTATCAAGCGTACTTGTCGGATACAGATGTTGTTAAACACTATTCTAAAATTGCACCTGTATATGTAGCTTCTTACGGAGAAGAAGTAGTGTTCGAGTGGGGTAAAGAAGACAGCACAGCAGGTACATTTCATACTTTACACACTATTTTGTCTATGAGTGAATCTGCAATTATTCATGAAGAACATAGACATAATGCAAAGAAAAGACGGTTGATTAAGCAACGAAACGAAATATTAAATGCGCTACAAAAAGCGTGCACCCATCAAGATGAAGACGGGGAAGACCAAGTGGTACCGTATAATAATTTGGGGTACAAAGCCTATAAGTGTGCAATTTGCCAAGCTAAGTTTACCCAATCAGGGTATGACGAAGGTTTACATGTTAAGAAAGAAGGAAATACAGATGAGTAAAGACCCAATGACATGGACAGCAGAAAGATTGTCTAAGGGTAAATATGCTGATTACAAGTTTCCTGTAATGGTAGACGGTATCGGGGTACGTGGAAGTATCTACGTCTCCGGTTGCCCTTTTAATTGTTTAGGATGTTACAATAAAAAGGCACAAAACTTTAGTTGGGGAAAAGACTATACCCAAGAAGTAGAAGACCAAATCCTTAAAGATATTTCACAAGATTATTGTGATGGTATTACTTTGTTAGGCGGAGAACCTTTCTTAAATACACAAGTCCTATTGCCTTTAGCTAAACGTATTAAATCGGAGCTAACAGGTAAAACAATATGGTCATGGTCAGGTTACACATTTGAAGAGCTTACAGATTCTAACGCTGAAAACTGGGAAGATAAGCTTGAACTATTATCTTACGTAGATGTACTCGTAGATGGGCGTTTTGAGCAGGATAAATTCAACCCTAACCTTGTTTTCCGTGGTTCATGGAATCAACGTATCATTGATGTACAGAGAAGCCTAGAGAAAGGCTCAGTGGTCTTGTGGGGAGATGGTAAATATCTTGAAGGAGAAGACCATACACCCATTAAATTATTTTCTACAAGAAAATAAAAAAGTTGTTGACTTGTTATAAAGTGTAAGGTATACTGTTATTTGTAAGGGGAAAACTTACACATAAAAAACTAAATATTGGAGGAATTATTTTTTATGAGCGAGAAGACGTTTAAACGCCTAGTCGTAACCGGAGTGGTTGCAGTTATTTTATTGATTGGAGGTACAATCGGTGCGTTCCGTTTCTTCGAACGAATCGACAACGGTTATGTAGGTGTACGTTTCTCACCTAACGGTGGTGTTAAATCCGAAGCATTACAGCCCGGTGTTAAATGGGTAGGTATTGACAAAGTAACACAATACCCAATCCGTTTACAAACTATCCAAGCTAAAGATGTTGCGGTTTCTACATCTGACGGTAAGAAAACTGTAGTTAACATTAAGTATGACTACAAAGTAGACCCTAAACAAGCAACTAAAATGTACAAAGAGTTCGGTAACGTAACATCTGAGGACATTGAAAAAGGTTGGTTGAAATCTCGTCTACAAAAGACTGCTCGTGAAGTTTACTCTAAGTACAGCTTGCTAGATGTTCTTTCAGGTAAGTCTTCTGAGGTTGAGGGAGAAGTGCTAGCTCGTTTCTCTGATTCAGTTGAAGGTAAAGGTTTCTTAGTTGAAAACGTAACGGTAGGTGTACCTGACGTTGACCCAGAAACACAAAAATCAATTGATGCAATCATCCGTTCAGGACAAGAAGCTAAAAAAGCTGAGTTAGATGCTAAAACTCAAAAAACACAAGCAGAAACTGAGGCTACAAAAGTTACTTTGAAAGCCCAAGCAGAAGCCCAAGCTATTAAAGACAAAGCTAATGCACAAGCAGAAGCTAACAAGAAAATTGCAGAATCTGTTACGGATGAACTAGTTCGTTACGAAGAAGCACAAGGACGTAAGGAACACGGTTGGGTTACTACAATCGTAGGTGACGGACAAGCAATCGTGGACACTGATAAGTAATGGGATTCTTCATTGCTAAATTCTTTATCGCTCTTATTATACTGTTGCTTGGGGGTATAGCTTTCTCTATTGGTTACTACTTTGTCAAGAAAAACAAGGAAGAGCAACCAGAGGGAGACGAGCAGGTTAATGTTATTAACATTAAAGGTAAAGAACACTACACAGATGATTCTTATGATAAAGATGATTGGTGTGATTTTTAGGACAGCAGAAATGCTGTTCTTTTTTTTGTAAAAAAAGTGTTGACTTACTGATACCATAGAGGTATACTGTATACATGAGAGGTGGACAAATCATGAGTAAGGTTTTAGTACCAGATAACTGTCCTTACTATGGAGCTAATAGTGAGAATTTAGGGGAGGAAAATTAAGATGAGTGAGCCGTTAAAATTATATGTTGCAGTAAGAGAAGATGGCTTTTATAAAACAGGATATAATACTGCTTCTGGAACGATAGTTAAAGATGCACTAATGTGTAGTTATCTTGGAGCTAGAGATAGACTACGTACCCCAAATGAAGTAGAAAAAGGTAAAGTAGTCGAGGTTGTTGTAGTAGAAAAAGAGCACTACAATAGTTTAAAACATTCAAATGAACTACGTATGAAAAAAGGCGTAATGGACTACGTGGCACCTTTCTTTAACTTAACAGGAATTAAGTTCTATGAAGTAACTAGTCCTTATTTTGCTCTTATATCAGCTTATAGTCCTAGCAAAGCTCTAGAGATATACAAAGAGCAAGCTTATGTGGATGATGCAGACGAAACCTCAGTTGAACTAAAAGAGGTTTCCCAAGTTCATGCAATACGGATTTTAGCTAAGACTTATTCCGAGGATACGAATACAACTATTTCACTGGATGAAGCATTTAATCAAGTAGAAGAAGCTGTAAAAGATAAATATTCTGGTATACTAAGTATTTCGTTAGAACTTGTGTAAAGAGGAGACTACTATGCGTAACAAGTATCCGGGTTACTGTTATCGGTGTGGTACCTTTGTAGAGAAAGGTCAAGGTCATTTTGAAAGAAAGAATGGCTATTGGAGACTACAGCACGCTGACTGTGCTATTAAGTATAGAGGAACAAAAGTACAAGGAAACGGAACAAGACCAACAAAAGGGAGGTGCAGGAATGAACTGGTTTAACTTTATAAAAAAGAAACCAGAGCCTTACGTATACGAAAGAACAAACATCATACAATATGATGAAATGGGGTACCCTTTAAGACTGTTTCGAATGAGTGATGGTAGTAAACGTTGGCTTGATACAATTGAGGAATCAGGAGATATTGTTCTTAGACGGACAACAGAATTTGTTCCGTTAGAGAAACTATTAGATGAGGGTGGTAGAATATAATGATACCATATATTACTATTTACTGAACTAATTGAAGATACTAAGTCTAAGCATACGGAGGAAAAGCAATTGATTAAATTAAGGGAACATAAGTGCCTATTGTGTAAAAAGACATTTGTGCAGGGAAGTCATACATTGTTTGTGAAAGGTAAATACTACCCTGTCGAACACATTGGTTGCGGGGGTTATCTAACAGATGAATTAGACCAACAGTGGAATCAGGAATGGTATAATAAATTAGTCTACAGAGCGTTTGAACCAGAAGTAACATCAGAGGTTAAAATACCAGTTAGCAAAGTACTAGCTAGAATCATGGTTTCATCAAATATGGTTGAACTTGAAACTTGGCTTAAAGCTTACCGAGAAGGTTATAACGATTGCAGGGAGGAACAAGAATGACAACATATGTTATTATGTTTGTTATGTTAGTAGGAGCACATGCTGTAGGAGACTACGCACTACAAAGTGAATATATTGCAAGAGAAAAAACAAGAGACCTATACGTGTTATTTATCCATGCAACTATTTGGACTTTTACAATTGCTATGACAGGCTACCTAATTGGCTTGTCTATTACATTAGCACACATTTTATTTGTTCTATGGTTACCACATTTTGTAATGGACTATCTCAAAGCACAAAGTACATGGTTTCCTTCGATAGTACCAGACCCAAAAACACAATTAACAATTGACCAAACAGTTCATTATCTTCAATTGTTAGTTCTATTAATAGTCACAACATAATCATAATTAAATTGCATAGAGGAGTAAGACATGAAAATCTTTTTTGACACAGAGTTTACAGGATTGCATAAAGACACTACACTAATTAGTATTGGAATTATAGCTGAAAATGGTGTATCATTTTATGCAGAGTTAAACAATTACGATGAAACACAAGTAGACGAATGGTTACAGGCGCATGTGCTTGATAATTTAGTAGGGGAAGAAAACCTACGAGAAGAAGAAAATCAGTACTATGGAGACACAGCATATATTGCACAAAAACTACAGGAATGGCTAGCGCAGTTTAATTCTGTAGAAGTATGGTCAGATTGTCTTTCATACGATTGGGTGTTATTCAACCATCTATTTGGGGATGCACTCTCTATACCCAGTAACGTGTACTATATTCCCTTTGACATTTGCACGTTATTTAAGATTAAAGGCATTGACCCTGATATTTCTCGTGAAGAGTTTGCGTTCCTTCTTGGTAACGGTGAGACGATGGAAGGGATAAAACATAACGCAATGTGGGATGCCGTAGTAATTAAAAAATGTTATGAACGTTTGGAGATGATGTAATGAGTAAGATTTGGTTCACGTCTGATACACACTTTGGGCAAGAGCGTACTTTTAAATACTCTATGCGAGGTATGTATTTTGATAATGTAGAACATGCTGATTTAGCTATGATAGAACGGTGGAACGATGTTGTAGATGAAGAAGACACTGTTTACCATTTAGGAGATTTCGGTAACTTCGAAGTAGCTAAACAGCTTAAAGGTAAAATTCATTTATTATTTGGTAACTATGAACGGGATGGTAAAGGTGGATTTATTACTCCGGAACAAGAAAAATATTTTGAATTTGTTCGAAAAGGAGAAGTTGTCACTCTTGTAGACCAAAAATTAGTTCTTGTCCATGAGCCTTCCCATATGAGTTATTCAGAAGATAAAATCAAAGATGGGTACTTTGGCTTATTCGGACATATTCATGAAAAGCAAAAAGTAAAACGTAATGCTCTTAACGTAGGGGTAGACGTACACAACTTCACCCCAGTTAGTCTGGAGACTGTAGAGTTCTATCGGAATGCCATTCAAAATGTATACAATGCAGAGTGTTTCGATAACTTTGAATTGGGAGGACTGCGGGAATGAAAACATACGTAATTTCAGACATGCACTTTAATCACCACAATATTTGTGGAGAAGATGGCTTTGTAGAAACAAGGCGCAGGTTTGCTGATGTAGATGAAATGAACGCTTACTTAATCAAAACATGGAACAAACGGGTAAAACCGGAAGACACTGTGTACCATCTAGGTGACTTTGCTATGAACCAGAAACCAAAGGATACCCTAGAGATTCTTCGTAAGCTAAACGGTATCATTATCATGGTTAAAGGAAACCACGACAGTACCAAGCTTTTAAAAACAATTAATCGGGATGAGGAATTACGTGAACGAGTATTTTGGAGTGATGTTGGCGTAATGCTAAAGCAAGAAAGAAAAATCATCCATTTAACACACTATCCACTTATTATTGGTAGTCGAGGAAACCGAGTAAACTTACATGGACACATTCATGAAATGGCTTATCAAGAACCTAACTTATTAAATGTAGGTGTCGATTCACCAGAATTAACTTTACATCCTTTTGGGACACCATACACAATTAAAGAGTGTATTGACCTGATTGAAGAAAAGGAAAAGCGTTTCAATGAGTCCGGCTTAACTTATACGAAACATGGTACAATAGAATGAGACCGACATACGAACATGTTTTAGGAAAGAGGTACCGTCCTAAAAAGCGGTACCCTAAATTATTAATGCGAGAAGTCATTCCAACAAGAGTTTACTATGATTACCCTCGCAGGCTTCCTTGGGAACCAATAGACCCTCATGCAGTTAAACACAAATACGTTGAGTTTGTATTTATGTACGAGAGTAAGCAGGTTACTGAACGATATGATTGGTATGCGTTCTTTCGTTATTTTGAGAAAGTAGAGGACGATTAATGAGCAAAGAGAAAGCGTTCGTAGTATCAGATATACATGGTATGTACGATGAGTTTATGGAGTTATTAAAATATTGGAATCGTGAAGAACAAGAATTGGTTCTTTTAGGAGACTATGTAGACAGAGGTCTCCAATCAAAAGAAGTTCTAGGGTTTGTTTATGAGCACATGGCTTCTGGTGGCACAGCAATTAAAGGGAACCATGACCAGATGTTGTTAGATTTCCTTAGTTTTCCTTTGGTACGAGATGCCGATTTTGAGGATTTAAAAGATATATATTCAGTATGGTACAATCAGGGAGGTCGAGAGACTGCTGATTCTATTCTGGAGGTGAATACAGCTTCTTGGAGTGCCCTAGCGTTACGTATGGAGCTTCTTAGCAAGTCTAACGTAAAAGACACCCTAGAACTGCTAGAACCTTACTACGATTTCGGTAACGTGCTATTTGTACATGGTGGTATTCCTAGATGGAGACAACCAGACTGGAAAACAGCAGAAGAACATGAAATGCTTTGGACTAGACCAAATCCACTTCAAAAGAACGAGACAAGTAAAACTATCATTGTTGGACATACCCCTACAGTGAACTTTCATAAAGGCAATAACTGTGATATTTATTTAGGAGACCGTACAATATATATTGATGGTGCCTGTGCCTATGGCGGACAGTTAAACGGCATTGTTGTAGATAAAGACGGCAATATTCAAGAGAAATATTTTGTACCGAAAAAACATACTTAGTTGTATGTTTTTTTTATTTTATTGTTGACTTTTGTAAGGCTTAACATGTATACTATGTACATGGAGGTGAAAACATGTTAGACAGGTTAAAGAAGCGGTTTAACCAAAAACTAGATAACTGGGCATTTTCTCGAGTTGGGAAGAGTCCTCTTATAGGGGAACCCCTAACAGTCACCCGTGTACACCAACAAGTATTACCTTACAGAGTAAGGTTAGATGTGAGTGTATTTGACAGTGATGAACTTGTAAACTTACGAATGCTAGAAGCTTCGCATAAGTTAGGAGAAGGACTGCTAAGAGAAGGTGTAATCAAGAAGGTCAGAGATGAAGTACACGAAATAGAACCTATTAGAACCATTGTATTAGAGGTATATGTTGCAAAAGAAGAAAGATAAGAGAGGTAATTGGATGTGGCAAAAGAATCGAAAACTGTTGCAGTACACTATAGAAAACACTGCAAAAATATAAACAGACCACAATATGAGAGTGATTTTACTAAACGTATAGACGAGCTTGAAACTATCGGCATAGTTGTTCAAGACATTTATTTTTCCAAGTCTAGTGAGTCTGTCTACGTAACGTTTACCCTAGGAAATCGTAACGAAAACCGTTTAAATTTAAAAGGTAAACGATACATTGGGCAGTTTGCTATTTCGAGTCACGAGCGTTTCTATGATACGACAATCAGAACATTTAAGACTCAGAAGGCAAAAGATGCAAACGATTTATTTAAACAGATTTTGCAAGAGATGAACACCGCTTTAGCTTATGAAAACAAAATCAGTCAGTATGTTGTAACTATTGAGGAACGAGAATTAGAGGCACTTCGTATAATTGATAAACTAGGCAGACAAAAACGTGGGTTAGAGGTGGAGCACGAAGCTTTTGTTGAGCAAAAGAACTTCCCTGTCTTCTATATGGAGTATGGTTATAAACAAATATTAAAACTTATTGAAGATAAAGCAACGAACGCTATGTTACTTTCTTTGCGATATAAAGGGTGTATTCAAGATTACAACGAAGGCACCAATAGCCGAGGTAAGGTTACATTAACCTCAATTGGAAAGCAAATGCTATTGCAATATGGAGAAGACCCAAGTGATACATTATGGAGAGAGTTTTGTCTCCGTAAAACATTTGATTTATGGGATAATGATTTAGATAACATGGAAGTTGAGGAAGACACGTCTGCTACTATTGATGTTCCAGTAGATGAAGAATTAACTAAACTAAAAATTTCCGAAGATTGGTATACTGCGTTTGACCTTCTGTTCTATAAACTTCAAAAGAAAGAAGCACTAGTCAAGGATGAGAAGTTCTTATGGAAAGAACTTCTAGGTAGTTTTATTGAGTCACATCTACCAGAAACCCAAGAATTTATCCATGTAGGATTTGTCCCAAGTAGCTTCTTAACTACTATTTTTATCGGGGAAGACAGCGACCTAGAGGGAGCTACTATATATGGAATCTCTTGTGCAAAAGAGGTAATAAATACGTCTGACTATATCAGTATTTCTTACTCTGGTAAGAGACCTGTAACCTTCTTAAGTAGCATTGTAGAATGGATAAATGCAGACCATTCAAAATACCAAAAATCATTCTCAGAAGATGACTTGCGATGCTATTTACAGCTTAAGTTCCTAGAACAATCAAAGGTTGGTTTAACTACTACAGAGTACTTCTTAAATAGTGATACTACAATGAAGTTATCTGCACAAGCAATTCCAATTTATATGGAACAACGATTGAAGAAGAAAATAACATATTCTCCGGCTTTAGAAGACGAAAACATTACAAGAATGTTTAAGTTGTTATGTAAGCTAAGTAAAAATCAGGCAATTATAGCAAACCCTACGGATAAGAAACGGATACGATTAATAACAACGGGTAGTTCAGATGCTATCTTCCGTTATGTTGAATCAGAGATGCTATATGTACGAGATAACATCATGTATGAAGACAAAGCAGAATACCCGATTGTACAGGACGTAGAAAAAGGTTTGATTACTTATATTAACGTAGCTTCCTTATTATCTGTACAATAAAAAAGTTACCCAGAGTGTTGACAGATGCTCTGGGTTTTGATATACTTTAGGTAACAGGTAAGGAGGAGATAAATCATGGCAAGTGGCACAAAGGAAGAATTTGTACAAATCTGTGACCTATTACAGGAGCTGTATGACTTAAAAGGACATCACACAAGATTTCATCAGTTTATGTATCATGTTAACCATGAGTTCTATAGACGTATTGGTGTGGACTATGCGTATCATAGAGAACTAGGAGCCGTATATGTTCAAGACATGTTTAATATAGAAAATCCAAGGTACATTAATTTTTTACAAAGTGAAATTCAAAAAGCGAAGGAGGAGCAACATGTGTAATTGGTGTGAGGGTGGAGCATTACTTTATAATTTAGAGGACGAATCCGGAGGTATCGGAGTAGACATAGACCATAATTTACTACGTGTACAATTTGGCTTCCATAGTTACGGGAATGTTCGTACGACAATGACCGCAGAAGCTAGAACATTTATTAAGTATTGCCCAATGTGCGGTAGGTACCTTAAGGGAGTATTTAACATTGGAGATTGTGTTCTCTACTCACCGGCAGGACTTTATACAAGAAATGAACAACTAATGGGAGCTAATTTAATAATTACTGGGTATGATGAAGATAAACTTAAAGTAGCAGTTCTTAATAAAGACGGAATTGCTACGAGGGGTGAAGAACGCTATTCAGTATCACCAACAGACCTCATTTTAAAACAGTAGCAAACCGGGCGTGTCACACTAACGGTGTGTATAAGGGTGTGTTTATCCTTAGCCCTTACCTAGATAGTAACCTCCGCTGTTAGCGGACAGGTCTAGGTAAGGGGCTTTTATCCGAGTCTAATCAAGTAAGCTTTCAGCTAAGGTGTGTATCTTAGACTCTATTCACGCACACCGGAAAGGAAAATATATGGATTTAGGAACAAATGAAACAGAGAATCGTATTACTCTTCTATTAGACTATACAAAAGACCATCTATACGAAATAGACAATCGTCTCAAGATGGCTTACTATAAACCAGTCTTTTATGATGCGCAATATGACCAATTGATTATTCGATTACGCTTTTCTATCTATGATAAATACACAGTTGAACGAGTCCTCATTATTGGCAGTAATACCATTGACTATTACATGTTAGCTACTGATGAATATTATCTAGCTAAATATGTAGGTGAAAAGTTACGTGCAGAGATTGACTATTGTTCTTCTCTTGCAGATATGTTTGAACGCCAATCAGACAAGAAGATTCGGCTTAAACGTAAGTATCAGGAAGTCAAGCGCAACACCCGTGTTTTACCACGTAAATTTAAACCTCATACAGGGAACCAACGAATGAAAAGGAGAGATAACTAATGTTAAACATGAAATTATTAGACTACCGTATTACCAGTGATGCAGACAACGTAACGGTGAGACGAGTAGTTCGTAATGAAAAGGGTGAAATTACTTACGATAAAAAAGGAAACGAGAATGTTTCTTTAGTCGGTTACCAAACAAACCTTACCAAAGCGCTACACATGATTCAACGTAACTGGGTCTTAGGTGGGAATGGAAAAGAGATTACAACTATCCGAGAATACCAAGAAGCCATTGAAGAAATTACTGAAATCGCAAAACGTGAACTCGATTTAGATGAATCGTTTAGATAGGGGGAGTCACTATGTATAAAGGGTTTATTATAGAAGAGAAGGAATTATATCCCACTTGTCCATTTTGTGAAGAAACTATGAAAGACAAGGACGATTTGTATCACTCTGGAATCTATAGCTCAGATAACATGGAGGAGGGTGCAATTTGGGAAACAACGTGCCCAAGCTGTAATAAGGTCTTCTATGTTAGAACGCAGGTACATTATTCTTACGAAACGTTTAAAGACGAAGACCATATTTAAGGAGTGAGTATTCATGCATGTAAAAAGTAAGAATTATATCAAGCATAACCAGTTAGTAAATACAATGATTGCGGAGTGTGAAAACCGTTATAAAGAGCGAGGTTTGTTTACGATAAGTATAAACCTAGACAAGGAATATAATACACAAAGGTTGTACACTATTTTAGAGATGCACATTAGTGACCGTCCAAAACGGGAATTAACAACAGCTATATTCGATGGAAACCAAATATTATTGTATTTTAATAAGCATGAAAAAATACCCGAACAATGTAGCCTCCTAACAACACAAGTATCTGAGAATGAATATCAGCACCTAATGTGGTACTGGGAGTGTGTTAAGGGAATCATTGAAAGCAAAATAAAATTAATGCAGGAGCGATTATAATGTCAGAAATGGAAACACGTGTAGGTAAGGTACGTAAGCTTACAGAAGCAGAACAGTATCAAGCAGTTAGCTTGTTTACACAAAGTAGAGGAGAGCGACCTAGTTATTATGATAGTGACATGGAGTGGTTTTTAGAAGAGAATTATGATAGCTATGTCAAAGTAGGGGATGACCTTTATCATGCGGTCGAACAAACTATTTTAGGTAATGATGAAGTATCCGTGCTTACTCCTGTGGAAGGTGAGCCAGACATGTATAACTTTTTATTTACCTTCTATAATGGGGGAACCTGTTTTAGTGAGATGCTCGCAGATGCAATAAAAAGAGAGAAAAAATCCTAGTAAATACTAGGATTTTTTTTATTTAAAGTTGTTGACGTACTGAAAGGTATCTGATATACTATGAGTATAGAAAGGCAAGGGGGAGAAAACATGAAAATCAATTTAACCGAAACAGTTGCTGAACTGGGTGTTAATAAGGATGATACAGAAGAATACACACGTGCCTTATCTGATACATTACGAGGATATATTCATAGTGCACGAGAAGAACAAGGTCTATCTCAACGTGCATTAGCTACAAAGGCAGGCATTACACAAAAAGCCATTTCTACATATGAAAACGGGTTAACTGTAATTAGCTTACCGTCCTTGTTTAAGATTATGGCTGTGTTAGATATAGAAGTAATAATTTCAATTCCGGGGGAGTAACAAGTGACCGTTGTAAATAATACTATACTAGATAACCTGTCCTTTATAAATATGACAGAGCGTGCTTTACTACTACACAGTTATCTGTATTATGAATTAGATGCAATTAAAATACCAGACTATCAATTTGACCAACTTATGTATAGGATGGTTGAATTGAAAAAGTGGGATGAGTTTAAAGAATCGGAATTTTATGAAGAGTTTAAAGACTTCGAAGGTGCTACCGGTATGGATTTAGATTATGATAAACACTTTTGTCGTAAATGGGCACATATATGGGGTTTAGATAAGGATAAAATGGGAGGAAAGAAAAAATGAGCAATGAGTCTTTAGTAGGAAAATGGATGTGTGCAAGTGATGCGGATATAGAAGTTTGGAGAGCTTGTGCTTATTTCGACACCAAAGAAGATGCTATTCATGCAGGTAAACTAGCTGTAGATGCGATTAGAAATGGAAAAACTTTTGTAGAGGATATTCGGGAACATGTAGAGGACATTTTAGGTTTTCTTCCAGAAGAACCAATTAATAGTTTTGCAGTTGGAAGAGTGGCTCCGGTTTACCTTCCTGTAGATATTGAGTCATTATTGGAACGAACCGAAGAAATAGTCTATGATGAAGTCGGAGAAGTTGCAGATGAATATTATCTAACAGATGAAATCCCAGAGGAAAAACAAGAGGAGCTATGTTCTTTAATTAGCAACTGGTTTGCTAAGAATGGATATGAGTGTCCATTCACTAAGATTGTGGACATAGAACCAGTGTATGTTTCAAGAGAAGACTCTCTATGTTTAGTTGGGGTACGAGTAGATGTTAGACCATCGGAAGTACTCGAAGGAGGCTTCACATGTACCACTCGTGTAATGAAAGTCCGAGAAGAAGACTTGAAAATTACCGAGAAACAGATTGAAAACCGTAGTAAAGAGCCAGACTATCTGTTTAAAACTCGTGTATTAAAGAGTGAGTTAGACTTACCTATTTGGGCATTTTGTAAAGATAACATCACAATGTATTCACTAGTGAGGGAAGCGTACGTAGATTCAAAAGCATCTGAATTTGAAAATAACATTAAGATGTTGTTAGCTTTACATTATAATGAGCAGGCTAACATGTTTAGTAATAAGATTAAATCCTTAAAGCTAGATGAAGAAATTGGAGTCGGTGTATAATGATGTTAGCAGAGGAGGGTTATAACATGGAAGCATCGCTTGAAAGTTATTTTGATTTTAACGACTATGAATGTGTAAATAGTGAAGCTATGGCGTTTCATCTAGCTGATGACGAAGATAAAAAACGGGTTGACAAGCCTGAATTTGACTTTTTTAAATTTAAGGCGGGAGATATTGTCGAAATAGTTGAGCCGTCTTCAAAGATATATACTGATAGCGCTGCTTTGAAAAAATACTATTTAGAGTTTGAGAGACCTAAATATATAGATGATACTATAGTGTCTATCGGTAGAAAATATGTAATTAAGAGTGTGGAATATCCAGTCCATAATGTAACTATGAATACGGTGTTGCATAGAATACCTCTACCAAGTATATATGTCTATATCGACCGACCAGATGAACTAATTAGATTACAAGAATTGGGACTAAACAAGGATTCTGATTCTACATGGGTAAACTATTTTAGTATTAGACCGGTGCCTACTAAAGGTGATTTGGACTTAAATAAACTTAGTCCGGATAAGTTGGTTAGGTATACAGAACTAGTTAACGAGTATGACAAGGTTATTAACGCAAGAGCGCACCAAGACCGTATCGAACAAGATATTCTTGATTTGTTTAATATACCGCACCGCAACAAAGAAGAAGTACTAGATATGATTAAAAAGAAAATGGAGGAAGAATGATGGGATGTTTCGGTTATATTTGTCCAGTATGTAATACACAGATTGTGGGTGACTGCTTTAACGGTGGGGAACTTTGTCGGTTAAAACATATCAGACAGGGAAAGTTAATTGGAGAAACGGTTGGACATTACAATGAATATGGTGGTGTCACGGAAGATAAGGACTATAGAGGGGAAGACTATACAGTAGACGGTGCGCCAAACCCTAATAGCCATTCTGAAATATGTGATTCAGAGTTTGGTAGGGCGGATTCTCACCATTTTGGTTCTAACAAGATACTTCCAAGTGGAGATATTTTATCTACAAGTTACTTATCTTTATTCGGTATCTCATCAGGGGATGCGAAATATCAATTAGTAGAGTATTTACAAAATAGTATTGATGTTGACCCGATAGCTAAAAACTATGCTAAAAGACTAACTAAAGCAGTCAAGTATCTTGAATTACAAAGAAAAAATTTCTATGATGCTCCTAGTGAGGAAAACATTGCAAATGCACGTAAAGCAGAATGCGATGTGTATGCCCTAGTCGATAACGATGAAGATGAAGACTATAAAAAGTTTATGGAAGCCCTGCAGGAATTGATTAGTACGTTACCTATTGCTCAGGGAAGTTCTGGAACTATTGCAGTACACGAGAAGTGCTATCAGAGCTTATCTAAGGAAGAACAGGATAAGCTACCTTTTAGCTTATCAGACCCAGACCAAAGTTGGGGAGAAGTAAGAGAAGAATTTGTTTAAAAAAGTATAGCAAGTAGTGTAAAAACTGCTTGCTTCTTTTTATCTTACATGATATACTTTAAGTATAAAAAACAAGGAGGTACTTGTAATGGAATTTGAAGCTACACCATTTACACGTAAATTAGAAGAACTAACTACAGAAGAACTATTTGCTTATGCTAAGTATAAAAAACAGCGTGAACACCATGCAAAGCTAGCTCAGGAACAACAAGAGATTATACAGAGACTAGATGAAAAGATGAAGAAAGTATTAGTGGGGGAGAAAACTGATGAATAACTTAATTGAACTTAACGGTAAGTATACTGATGCGAAAATGTTTATTAACACGGTGGATGAAGGCACTATCGGTCAGGTTACAACAATGATTAATGAACCAGTAACAGAAGGTGGCATTGTTAGAATTATGCCAGATGCACATTATGGTAAAGGTTCCACAGTTGGTACAACGATTCATTATCCAGACGGTATTAATCGAGTTGTACCCTCTATTGTTGGCGTAGATGTAGGTTGTGGTATTATGGTAGCTCAAATTGAAAAGCCAGAAGATACGACAGATACCGAATGGGCTAAATTGGATGCAGTGATTAACAAAGTGGTTCCTTCTGGGTTTAACATTAGAGAAACTTTGGACGAACTTCATCCTACTGTACCGAATACGATTAAGCACATGTTAGAATCTATGACGTTTAAAGGTGCAACAGAAGAACCATTTATTGAACGTGTTACCTTGTCTTTAGGTACTTTAGGTGGTGGAAACCATTTTATCGAATTAAGTAAAGATGACGAAAACAATTACTACTTGTTAGTTCATACAGGTTCCCGCTCTTTAGGACTTAAAGTAGCCCAATATCACCAGAAGAAAGCGGATTTATACCATGAACGTGATGACAAAGGTTTAGCAACTATGATTGAGACACTTAAGCAAGAAGGTAGGCAGACAGAGATTCAAGAAGCTATTAAGAATTTTAAAGCTGTCAATGTTAAACCACAATTGCCATACTTAGAAGGTTCCGCAGTGGATGACTATTTAAACGATATGCAACTAGCACAACGTTATGCTTACATGAATCGTAAAACTATCATTGATAAGATTGTTGCTAACATGGGTTGGACTGTAGTTGACTTATTTGACTCTATTCATAATTATATTGATGTAGACTCCAACACTATTCGTAAAGGTGCCACAGATGCACAGGAAGGTGTTAGACTCGTTATCCCTTTAAACATGAAAGAAGGTTCTATCATCGGTGTAGGAAAAGGAAACACTGATTGGAATAATTCTGCACCTCATGGAGCAGGACGTGTATTGTCTCGTTCTAAAGCAAAAGAACTGCTCGATTTAGACGAATTTAAACAAACAATGTCTGGTATCTATACAACATCTGTTGTTCAAAGTACATTAGATGAAGCACCAAAAGCCTACAAGAATGCTGACGAAATCAAAGAAATCATCAAGGATACAGTAGATATTCAAAAGATTGTTAAGCCCGTTTACAATTTTAAGGCTAAATAGTAGAGGTCAAACAGATGCTCGACATTTTTTATAATGTACGGGGTGGGTTTGCTAGTCACCCTGTACTTGTTACTTTGAGTATTGTAGGAATTTATATCTTAGGATATATTTTGTTTATTGGTAATGTAATTTTATTGGAGGTATACGAGAATGATTGAATTAATTAAACATACTGTGGTCATTACAGAGGCTGAGCACCCAGAGGTAGACAGTGACGACCTAGATGTAATAATGGAACATGCTGATTTCCAAACGAGATATGAGCAATTATATTTACCAGAGGAATTTACTCACGAAAAAATTAAAACATATCTACAAGAACGTGACCTATCATTTGCTAAATACTACTACAATGTGCAGTTTTTAGCTAGTAAACCTGTTAAAGCCTATATAGCTGACGAACTCGTGGACGAGTTAACTGAGGCTATAAAAGATAGTCTTAATGGTTACCACGTAGGGCATGGTACTTATTATGATAGACAATCAGACTGGACGTATAAATCTCCGACAGAAGAAGAGAAGGCTGAGACTGTTACAGAAATTCTTAAAGAGGTCGGACTATATGAAGAGTGAGTTATGTTGTGTTAACTGTGGGAAATTAGTAAGTGAATTAGACTGTGACTTCGATTACACCTTCGAAACCTGTTATAGCTGTATAGACAGAGAAATAGAACTACAAGAAGACATGGCTATTTATGAAGAGCAAGAAAGGTATAGTGGTGTGTAATGGAGCCAGTACGCATTGTTAACAAAGTTTTTAGTATTGCGGAAGCTAGTAGCTTTATACGGGAAGAACGTCTCTGCACTGTACGCTTGTATGAAGTAATAAGCTATAGTCCCTACGCTATCATAGGTAGGGACGTTCATACACGTAAAGTAGAAGTGTTCCGCCCACAACAAAATAGAAAGATTTCATGGGTGTAGGGGGGCAGAGCGGTGCGTGAATCACTAACAACAATCAAATACACTGTAACCATATCAGGTATTAGTAAATCGTTTGATGGAACACAAAGTATTACATGGGAGTGGACAGACTATTACGAAGGAGACATCTTCAAAAAGTTCAAAGAAGAGCTTCTTATAAGGTTAGGAGAAACGTTATACGGATGTATGACAAGAGAAGAGCATGTTAATATTAGAAAAAAGATTAGGGATGCAAAGAGCTTAAATGAGATAGGGGAAGCTTTAAACTCTAGTGGTTGGGCTTTCAATTATGAACAATCCTTGCCTGCTTGGTATTGACAAGCAACTCTTTTAGTAATATATTTTAAGTATGAATTACAGCTATTAGCTGTTCTAGACATTACAGAGCTGGAGGTATTAAATAATTGAAACTAACACTTAGACAAGTTAGAGACATTCTATCAGTTTATGACTCTTTTCGAATCTATATTGGGGATTTTGATGGGGGACTTTATTGCGCAGAACAGTCGTGGTGTACGGAGTTTTACCCAAAAGATTTCCCAAAACAATTACTGGACTATGAAGTAGACTATATCACATATGACAGTGAAGACTACGGTGATTGTATCTATATGTGTATTGTTCTAAAGGAGGGGTAACATGATTTATATACACAAGCTAACAGGTGAACGTTACGAATTATTAGACACGGAGAAGACTCCATTGTTTGTAGTGGACAAAGACGGAAACTCTCGTGAAGACGGGGAAGAAGTCACATATAAACTAAAACAGGTAACAGGTAGTAAAGAAGGAGAAATCACTTATGTAAACAAATGGGGAATCTCCGACTTCTATCTGCAAGATAACAGTGAATAGGAGGCTTATAAATGAAAGGGATGGAATACCTCACATTTATAATAATGATAATTATAGGCGTTATTATGATGTATATAACCTATTCAATCGGATATACTTTATATGAGGGACTAGTAAGTAAAATAGGTAGACCAAGTTTTTTATTTTTTGTGGGAGCTTGTATGTTTACTATGTTAGTACTAGATACTGTATACGTTGTTCTTTTTAGGAAATTTCTTAGATTAGTAAAGGGGGTAGATTAAATGAAGTATCACACAGAGCTATATGATGTTGTTCAAATAGTCCCGCATTTTGATGCTGTACTTGGGGGATGTTTTGCTACAGTAACCGAAGTCAAAGACTGGGGTGTAGTTGCTTACGTATGTTCTCCGGGAGTGTTGGGAGTTAATTATAAGTATGTAAGGTTAAAAGAAAAGGAATATGCACCATTAAAGGCTAAAGCAAGATTTATAGTCCAAGATTTATAGTAGGGGGAAGTCTAAATGAAGTATCTAATCTATGTTTTATTAACAATCGAGGGGGCACTCCTCTTATTTGCTTCCTATGCACTCGGATATGGAGTATACTGGGAGTTAACGAATGAAGCAAGTAGACCTATGCCTTGGCTCGTTATTATACTATGCGCAGTCGGGATACTAGTGCTAATTGCTACATTTATTCTGCAAATAATCATTTTCAGACAAATAAACAGAATGGACAAATTTTAAGGAGGAAAAACAAATGGAAAACAAAAAACAAGAAAACTGGGAAGAACGCTTAGAAGGCGCAAAGTATATAGGGAAGATTATCATGCAAGGTAACCGAACTACTATTACGCTTCAAGGTATCGTAGACGAAGAAAGCCTAATGGTTATTCTTGGAGGGTTCCATGCAGAAGAGATTTATTCCCATACAGAAGCAGATAACCTATGGATGGGTATTCGAGCTAACCACTTCGCTGTAGAAATTGGTACGATTGAGCATAATCTAGAATACTTAGGGCTTGACGACTTAGGTGTTACAGAAGCCTTACATCACGTAGAGGACGGTATCTACGAAGGAGAGTCCGCACAGTTCTGCTTGGTAACAGGGAACCATAAAGGTACTCGAGTTACTACTATATGGTTATTAAAAGACACACTTAAATTTTAGTAGTTAGGAGCATTAGCATGAAGAAACGATACAGATATTACACATATAGAGGGTTCGACATAAACCTTAAGGATGACACCCTTATTAATGGTAAACCTTGTATACGTGTAATTGTGAGATATAGTGACACACAGGCAATCTATGATGAAGAAGTCTACTGGAGGGGAGAACCTATGGATGTAGTCAAGGCGCTTGTCCAATCTTCATTAGAGGCGCACCTATATGACCTGTATGGACATGAACCAGATTTTGTACCCTATGCAGAGGAAATGGTTGTACGTAAGAATTAATAAAAAGACCCCCCATACCCTATAGGGAGCCAAGTATACAGAAGAACGGATTAAGGTTACTTTTTATAAAGGAAATGAGGTACAACATGGAATTAACACAAAGAGAAAAAAATATAATAGCTAAGTCTAAAGAAGCGGGGTGGAATTTCATTGAGAAATCAGGAGACTATTTTATTCTGACATGTCCAAAAGAGCATAGATTTAAATTTAGACTAGATGGGCATTATACTCCTAGACATGATTGTGTCTTTTGTAGAGGTAAAAGACATACAGAAAAGGACTTTAGAACTAAAATGCAAATTAAAGGTTGTACAGTAATAGATGTAGTTAGTATTGTAGATACTCATGGTAATACAACTGTACGAATGAGGGATAAAGTAACCTTTATGTGTAGTAGGGGGCATGAACAAACTAGAAGAGTCTATCAGTGTCTACAGGAAGGCAGCCCCTGTACAGCATGTAAAGGTACGGTTGGGTATACAGGATACTCAAGGTCAGAAGAGATAATATCTAGGGTACTGACATACCATGGTGTAGAACACTTAAGAGAATATAAAATCGTGCACGAAGGGGAGTTACTAAGGGTAGATTTTTACATCCCCAGTATAAATACAATAATAGAGTATGATGGTAAACAGCATAAGATAGGTAGACCTAAACAAGAAAGTATGAGTGTAGAAGAGCGCACAAGACGAGATAATCTACGTGATGACTACGCACGTTTACATGGTGTAACTATGATACGTATAGACGACAAAGAAAAAGGAAATAGACTTATTCAGCATATGGCAAAGATATTTCCCGAAATGGGTATTAACCCTCAGAGTACAGATATGATAGACATAACTCGTGAAGTGTATAACCAGTCAGCAGAAATGTTTGGGTGGACTTCTTATGATGAATTGGAGCGAATAAGTAATATGCAGAAGCAGTATGGCATTAAAGAAACTATGCGGCTGACAGGACTGACAAGCTCCCCTATAGGCAGAGCAGTGCATGTTGTAAGAGGTAAAAGTGGGTGTTGACTTTTAGTGTTGACTTTTGCAAATATATAAAAAAAATTCTACTGGGAAAAAATATAAGCCCGAGGGTGCACCCTGCCCTGATAGCCCCGCCCCTCGTAGGGAAAATTTAGTACGGGGTGGGGTTAACTGGTATATACCTATCGTAGTGGTTTATTCCTCTTCGGTTACCTCTTCGAGTTCTTCGATTAGTCTCTCAAAGGCTTGATATACTTCTTCCGAGTAGTCTTCAATATCCATTAAATCACTTTGTAAGTTTTCTACCCGTTTCAATAGTTTGTTATATGCTTTGTTAGTTTCCATTCTTAACACTCTCTTTCTTTTGTTTTGTTTATCTTACATGTATAGAATACCAAAGTCATTGCTTATTGTCAATAAAAAAGTATAAAATAGTTAGATAATAATTTTATAGCCCGATTTTAATACTGTACTAATATTACAATCTGGCAAGCCTAGCACCTCCATAGCAAAGCCCGCTTTCCATGCTTCTTTACTCACTAGCCACCTAACGCCCTTATTTTCCACTGTAATCACTTGTAAGCCCTCCTTAAGGTATTTATATATAAAGCCCGCTAAAACCTCTCTACGGGCTTTATATGCCGTTGTGTTAGATATTGTAATATTCTAACGGTATAATTGTTTGCACGTTGTCCATTGTCCACGCTGGTTCATTCAGTAGGCTTTTAAGCTTGTTTACCTTTGATAGATAGGTAACTGTAATAAAAGCCCCTGTATTGCCTCCTTGGTAGTCGTTAACGTGTGCGCCTTGTAATAACATTACTTTTCTTTTATCGTTGCCTAGTGACTCCCTAGCCTCCATATAAGATAACTCTTTACCATCTTTCCATGTATAGCCCTTATCTTTTAAATATGCCACCATTGCGGTATAGTCTGTTTCTTGGTTTGCTCGTAGTAAGTACATAATCATTTTTAGTCAGTCCCTTTTTTGTGTAAGTGAGGGGGAAAAGCCCTCCGCACTATTATTACATTTTTATTGTTTAATGTCAATAAAAACATTTAAAATAACACGATTAAATTTTTAACTATGAAGTTCCTCCCTAGGCAAGTTTGCACCACCTAGCACCGTAAACCTTGGTACAAAAGCATTCCTGTTTTTTGCCTTGCACCTCGGTTTTTAGTTTAAATAACAATTAAGCTTGTTTCTTTGGTAGAAATTTACCATTTTCGTCTATAGCCCCCACGAAAATAGCTAGTTGCATGGCGCTTGGTGTTCCTTGATGTTCTGCAAAGAATGCCCGTATTTGTCCCTCTGTTAAGGTAGTGCCATATTGCGCCCCGTATGTGATAACTTCTTGAATTGTCATTTTGTTTTCCTCCTCTTATTTATCTTACAAATACATTGTATAATAGTTATTGTTTAATGTCAATAGAAAAGTACAAAATTTTTTTGTTTGTGTGGTCGTGCTCGTTTTCCTGTAAGGTTTAACCCTAACCACACTCTTATATTATCATGTATGTTTTACCTTGTCAAGTATTAAACTCAACTTTTTTTATTTTGTTTCTCGTCCGATTAGATGCCTCTCTCTTAACTATCTATACTATACCATGTATAGAGATGAAATGCAAGTATAAACTATTAAATATTTCAATTTATTTTAAGCTATTTTAAAGCATTTTAACATAGTTCTGTTTATTTATGGATAATTATATATAAATCTATGTAAAACCCCGCTACGGGCTTCCTGTGGCTTCCTAGGGCTATTATACGCCCTCTAGCTTCCTGTTTGTGCTAGAATTATAGAAAAACAGTGTGCGCCCTGATAAGCGGGTTCCGAAAAGCTCGACTTTTGAAAATCTGAGGCTTTAGGTCTTTTTTTTTCTTTTTTCTTGTTTAGGTCTTTTTCTTGTTTTGCTCCTTTTAGTTCTTTGCTCCTTTTTAGTTCTTTTTGTTCTTTGCTAGTCTTCCCTCTCCTCTCTCTCTTATGTCTTTCCCTTTGCCTGTTACCGTGTAGCCTACTCTTTCACGTTCATTTTAAAATTCCCAATTCTTTCAGGGCTTTTCTTACCGCTGTTTCAATATGCGCGTCGTTATAATCGTTATTGTCCATAATATCCTTACGCAATTCCTTAGGTACACAAGCATAATACACTTCAAAAATCAAGCGGGTCTCTACGTTTTTTATGTTGCTTTCACCTGAAGCAAATAGCTCCTCGAGTTGCATCTTATATGCTATTATCTTTTCTACACCAAAAGCAGCCAACGATTCTTTAATTTTTTCATACTCTCTTTTTGTCATTTTCATTTTTATCAGTTCCTCTCTTTATCTTACATGTTTATTGTATCAGCTTTATTTCTTTTTGTCAATAACTTTTTTTTAAATTTTTTATTCATGTTTATTGACGTTTTTCCCTAGTTCGTTGCCTAGTTGGTTTTTTACACTTCTAACATATAATTCCAACGAGCATGCAAGGTTAGAAAGTTCGTTCATTTCTTTTGCTAGTTCTTCCAATTGTTTGGCTACGTGTTCCGGTGTAGCTCCTTTTCTTGTCTGGTTTTTTAAGTTGTTAAGTTCTTGTTTGTGTAATACCGATAAACGTTTAACGTCATTTATTGGATAAAAACTTCTCTCTAGTTGCTGATATAAATATTCTATATTTAACATTCTTGTGCTTCCTCTCTTATTTATCTTACATGATTATAATACCATGATTATCTCTTTTTGTCAATAGACAAACATAAAAATTTTTAATTTTTTTTATGTAAGGCGGGAACGTGTCCCGCCGTGTTTGTTATGCTTCTTCTAGTTCGTTGAGTTCTTGTATTGCTAGGTCCTCCACCGCAAACCATGCCAATAAATTTTGGTTGTTTGGGTCTGCTAACGGGTCTAAGTCGTCCGCTTCTTCTTCTAGTAAGTCTTCCCAGTCGTTCCACTTGTCACCAAAAAGCCCTTTTTCGTCTAGTCCTGTTTCTGCTTTCATTTCTTTTAACATTGCAAGAATCTCATCACGGTATTCATTAAAAAATTGAGTTGTTTCGTAGTAGGAAATCAAACCGCCAACCATTCCACTGATTGCCCCATGTTGTGTTAAGTCCTCTAAATATGTTTTGCGTTCTTCTGGTTCGTTTAGATTGCTTTCAATAATTTCGTTGTATGCTTCTTTTAAAGTTGTCATTTTTTAGTTCCCTCTTTCTTTTATTTATCTTACAAATATAGAATACCAAAGTCATTGCTTAATGTCAAC